AGATTAGGTTACCCAATTATAGATGTGGAATTAACATCGGGTTCCTTTTTTGCATGTTTTGAAGAAGCAACTTCGGAATATGGTGCACAAGTAAATCAATTTAATATTAGAAATAATTTAGATATTCTAAAAGGTGCAGCAACTGGTTCAAATTATTCTCAAAAATTAGTAGATGGTTCTTCGGTTCCAACAATTTTTAGAATGGCACAATCATACGGAACATTATCAGGAGTAGGTGGAAATGTAGATATTAAAAAAGCTTACATAGACATAACTCCAGGTGTACAAAAATATGATTTAACAACATTATCATATGATGCAGCTACATCACAATCGTTAAGTTCATCCGTACAAAGAGACGTTGTTAAAGTATTCTATGAAGCAACCCCCGCAATAGCTCGTTTCTTTGACCCATATTCTGTTGGTGCACAAGGTACTTTGAATTTAATGTCAGAATTGGGATTTGGTAATTTCTCACCTGCGGCACAATTCTTAATGATGCCTTTATATGAGGATGTATTAAGAATGCAACAAATTGAATTTAACGACCATATTCGTAAATCAGCATTTAGTTTTAATATTGTAAATAATAAATTAGAAATATTCCCTGCACCAACTGACGGAACTCGTGCAAGAATATACTATGAATATTTTGAAAGAGATACTTTTGAAAATAATTCATCAATAATACAAGATGGTGTTGTTGCCGATTATTCAAATATTAGATATGATTTTATTCCATATATAAAAATAAATGAAGTTGGTAAACAATGGATTAGAAAATATACTCTTGCATTATCAAAAGAATTATTAGGTGCAATTAGAGAAAAATATAGCTCAATACCTATACCGGATGGTGAAGTAAGTTTAGATGGTGCAGCATTAAGAGCAGAAGCACAAGTTGAAAAAGATGAATTGGTAAAACAATTAAGAGAAAATTTAGAAGAGTTGGGTAGAAAAAATCAATTTGAAATAAGAAAAAATGAAGCAGACTACCATCAAGATATGTTAAGAAAAATTCCATTAAAATTATATGTAGGATAATATGCCAAAATTTTTATCTAATAGAGATGTTAGTTTCTTCAAAAGTATTGCAAGAGAACTAGTGGATGATGTCATACAGGTTGCAGTTGTTTTGTATAAAATAAACATACATGAAACAAAAGTAAACATATATGGGGAAGCTCTAAATAAAACATGGCATCAGTCTGTTGAATTATATGCATTGGTAGATAAAGAGCCTGAAAATATTCAGTATGAAGGATTTGGTCCTGACAATTCACAAATGATAACATTTAAATTTGATAAAGATACTTGCCAAGAAAAAAATATTTACCCAGAAATAGGTGATGTTATTTACTTTGATAGTTCTTATTATGAAATTGATAATACAAATGAAATACAATTTATTGGAGGACAGCCTGATAATAATTATAGTATTGTTGCAACAACATTTATGGTATCTAAATCTACATTAAACATAGAAGAAAGAGTAAATTAATATTATGGCAGAAAATCCATTAAAAAAAGACTTAAATAGAGCAAATCAAATAAAATCAGAAAAAGGAAACATTAAAAAAAGTGTTACTCTTTTTGATATTGATTATGCTATGATGTCTTATTTAGAAGATGTTGCATTACCTACATTAGAAGATGGTAATGGCCAGACTTTAAAAATACCTGTTATATATGGTAATTCGGAAAGATGGAAAGGTGCAAGAAGAGATGGTGTTTATAGAGATATAAAAGGTAAAATACAATTACCAATTATGATGCTTCGCAGAACATCAATTGCAAAAAATGATTCAATGCCCATGTTTAATAGACATGTTTCATATAGAGCATATTCAAAATATAATAAAAATAATAGATACGATAAATTTTCAATATTGGGAAATCAAAAACCATCGTATGAAGTTTATAACGTAACAATGCCGGATTATATAGAAGTTACTTATGAATGTATGGCTTGGACAAATTATATAGAACATTTAAATACTGTAATCGAATCCTTATCATTCGCATCGGATGAATATTGGGGAGATAAAACTAAATTTAAATTTTTAACAACAATATCCGATTACAATGTTGTAAATGAAGTTGGTGAAAATACAGAAAGAATTAACAGGGTTGAATTTAGTTTAACCGTTAAAGCTTATTTACTTCCAGAAAAATTTGATGGTGAAGATACTACAAAAAAATCATTTTCAACCAAAAGAGTTATTGTTTCGACTGAAACGGATATAACGGGAAATGGAAGATTAGAAGGAATTTTAACAACACCATCACCATATTATGATAATAAAGATTTGATTGACTTTTTATCTTTAAATAATAATAAATCAAAAACAATAATTAATGGTGATATTGACACAAATTATGTTGGTAAAGTAGGAAAACAAACAATTACATTTTCAGGAATTAAATTAATAAAAGCTCCCCCACAATTATCATCCGTTATTAGTGGTGGTATAACTATTGGAGCTGAAATATACGATGTTAAAGTTTATATAAATGGTGTTAGATATTATCAAACATCACATTTTACAGTTTCATTAGGACTTTATATACATTTTGACCCAACATTATTAGGATTTAGTATTTCTAATGGAGATGAAATAGTGATAACTGGTAAATTTATTGAAATCATATAATGAAACGAAGTTTATTAGATATAACACAAAAAATTAGTAGAAAAGTAGGCCGAGCAATATTGGTTCCAAAAGATTTAACAAATTCTACTTATTGGATTTTTGAAGCAACGGGTTGGAGGTTTGTGGGTATATTGAGAGAAATTGAATATAGAACCACACAGGATAGATTAAAGGTTTATATGAATACTCAAACAATTGTTTCAGATGATTATATAATTGAAGAAGGTGCAAATGGATTGTTGATAAAATTTATAAAAACAAGATTTGAATTTTATACAAATAACCAAACCGAAATGGACGCATCAGATTATATTGAAATAAAAGGAGATATAGAACAATATGCTTAAACAATTTAATTCAAATGTAAGAAAACTCAATAGAGTAATACAACAAATTAACTTAAATAATTTGTCAGGCTCCGGCTATTTGGATAACTTATTAGAAGATTACAAAACACAAACATCTTTATCATCTTCATTTGATGGTAGAGATATAAATGGTAATCCATTATCATCCTCACAGGCAATGTTAGAATTAAGTGCATCAACAGCATACAATTATAATACATCATTTGATACTTCAATTCCAACAAAATTTAATTCAAATACAAAATCTAATCCAAATCCAATTAAAGTTGTAAATAATAAAACAACTATATCGGATTTCTACCAAGAAATATTAGAAAATAGTGCACGATATGTTAAGAGAAGTGTTGATTCATTTAATAATGATGGATTTGGTACTTTGACAATATTAAATGCTCAATTAGATTATGGAACGGAAGGTGTTTCTGCAGACAATTTTGAATTATTAGTCTATGGATTAAACATACCTGGAGATTATAGTGTGAAAGAAGTTGGTAGTGATGTAGTCATTACATTAAATGATGAATATATTGATTTTGATAATGTAACATTAAATGATATTTATGTTATAGGTAAGTTAAAATAAATAAAGATATTTATAGGATATGGCAAACTTAATTAGATTAAAACAAATAGAAAGTTCTTCTTACTTAGAAGCTGCGGGAGGTGTAGGTCAAAACTTTTCACAATCGGTAATCAATATTATTACAAGTGAAGTAGAGGGTGTATTACCAACCGGAGTAATTTCTGGTTCTACACAATTAGATGGAACTACAATTAAAAATCTTAAAATTAGTACTACAAATGCAGATAAATACTCATTGGTAATTAGTGGAGCTATGGCAGTAGTAAACGCAACCGGTTTGACTGGAAGTTTGGATGGTGATATGGATGTAACTGTTCCTGGACAAATATACTTAGTATCTGGAAGTGTTCCTCCAAATGACCCATATGTGAGTGGAAGTGAACAATCAAATATAATTGACCAGGGAGAGTGGTAAACAATAAAAGTTTTATATTTATACATTGAATAACTATATTAAAGGAGAATAACCAAAATACATGGCACAAATTATTAAACATAGAAGGGGTAGTTTAGAATCCCTATCAGTAATTACTTCATCACTTCAAAAAGGTGAAATAATTATATCATCAGGTTCTTCAAACATAACTTCATCAAATGGTTCTTCTATTGTATTTGCCGTTGTTGAAAGTGGGTCAGTACAAGCTGTAAATAGAGTTATAAGAGGTACAGGTATTCCAAACATATTTAGTGGTTCTACTTACAACGGAATGGTTGATGGTGTTCCTTACTATGCAAGTGGTAGTTCAACACTTTATTTATTAGGTTCGGATAGAAACGAAGCTATTAATTTAGTTGGTAATATTCAACCATACTCTGCATCGGTTTCAGCCTCATTTACCTCACTAAGTGCATCAGTTGCAGCCGGAAATATTTTTCAATTAACCGGTTCAGCATATAATACAATAAATAACTTAGAAATTACAGGGGGTGTTGCAGTAAGTGGAACAATCAATGCAGACAATATGACTGTTGGTATTCCAACTTCAAATCAATGGCAAAGTAACTTGAGTGGTTCTTATTTTAATAACTTTACTTCTGAATCAAACGTATCCGAAATATTAAGATTCGTTGCAGGATTATTATCATCGTCAGCACCGGATGCATCACCGAATACAAAAACATATAGTACATATACGGATGCAGCAACAAATACAACAACTGCAGCTGCTTTAACAGGTAGAATTCCACAAACATCTACTAATACAACAATTACATATTTGAATAGTAAAGGATTTGCAACTGCAGGTTCTACTATTTTTACTGGTATCACACCAATTTATACTGACTCATTATATCAAGTTAGTTATACATCAACCGCAGCGGGAACTACAATTGTAAGTTCATCTGCAGACGCACAATTATTTGGATTGGGTTTATTAAGTAATGGTACACCGACAACATTTAATGTAAGTGGTTCATTTACTCATAGGTTCAAAGATAATAGTACAAAAACCGATACCGTAACTTCATCATCTCTGGTAGTTCTAACTCAAACAGGAGCAGGTACTACGGCAGGTGTTACTTTGGCAAAAATAAATACGGCAAATGTTGCAGTAATCCCTCCAGCATATCAAGATGGTAAGTTTGCATCAATATTACCTCAAAAAATATATGTAACAGGTTCTACATCTACTGTAAACATAAGTGGATATTATGATATAACTGCATCAATTAAGATATCAAGTGGTTCATCTGTATATACAACACCAATAGTAGTTACGGAAGGTATATTCTACGCACCATTAACTCAAATTTCAACAAACATTCCTGTTCAAACATCACTAACGGGTAGTACAACATTAGTTAGTGTATCGGCAGTTTCTCGTTCTTTATCAGGAGCACCTTATTTAAGTGGTTCAACATATTCAATATCATCTTCAATAACAAACCTATTTAACCCACTATTCTATGCCGGAACGATTGCTTCGATTGG